GCCACTAGGAAGGGTCTTGTACATGGTTTCTTTACTTCGCTAGAGCCTCCAAGGGGCCAATCGCTAAGCCGGCACAATTACCGCTCGTCATGGTTACGCCCAAACGAGTTAGGGCGGGGTTGCACTCATCATAGAGACCCAAGACATGCGCAGACGTTTGTCAGCCCGGAAGCTGGCAAAAGAAGTCCACACGAAGAACACCACTCCTTCCGGAGTCCGGCCAATTTAGGCCAGCGTGAGCACACAGGGTAAGAAAGATAGGGGTCGCAGCGGCCAACCACAGATGAGTATGATCGAAAATGGTCCTGCCAAATCGTAGGCATTATATCATCAATTTCGTCACACACGAACATCTGTAAGCTCTGGAGGGAATCCAGGTACTTCTCAATCTTAATTTGTGCTTCGACGGTGATGCCATATAGCTCCTCAACAAGACGTCGGCTGTTCATACCGACTTCAATGTCACAGGGCCTGCTTGTTATCGCAATGGCTTCTAAGATCCTGTCCTTTTCCCAAGAACTAAGATCCCGTCGGGTTAACCCTATTTTGGCATCTGACCGTTCCGTGACACGAAGTCCGTACCGAGACAGTGCTGCAATGATGGGGCAACCTGGGTATTGATATGCAAGGGAAAGAGCCTTACATCTAAGCAAACCCCGCAGTTTGTGGGGGCGCACACGCGCATATTGCCTGGATGTCCACCCGAAAGTCGCCAAAACTTTCCGGGGGTCTGAGATGATGCGTCTGTCTTCCAGATCAAACACCATTCCACAGAAGGAAGCGGTCTCCAGTTTCGTATGGGTTTCCGCTTTAATAACTAAGCCAAGCTTGGCAAAGTCCTCTTTCGTAGGGGGGGTTCCTATCATGGTAAAGAGACCATCGTCTCCTTCAACCACTCCGATCACACGTTCGCAACCTGCCTTTTGGCAAGTGTATAACATAAACATTAGGTTTGAAAACCCGTTGCCTAGTGAAGTGCACATCTCCCCGGACATTCTTGTGCCATCTAGCTGCACAATGAACTCCCGAAACTTACAGACATTCCGTCCGCCAATAACTCGACCCACGAGTTTATTGAAGTTAGGCCCCGAAGGTAGTGACCTAACCATGTATGAATACAGCTCGAATTCACACGCG